ACGGGTTTTCGCCTGCGGGCGAGGGATAGCGTCATTCACGGCTGCTCTCCGGCATTGAATGTGTGCAAGCGCACCATAATGGTGCGAATTGCCGGCGGGTGTGGTGCGCCCGTCCGGCATCTACGACTACGGATTATTTTCCGCTCTTCACTTTGGTCCACGCGCGGGTGCGCACACGGTCTATTTTTGGATCCTGCACTTTCAGAGTGAACAACTTCGCACGAACGTCCGCCGGAGGATAAATCCCTGGATTATCACGCACTTCCGCGCTTACCAGCGGCGTAGCTTCTTTGTTCGCGTTGGCATAGAACACATGGTCGGAAATATGCGCCACCACATCCGGGCGCAGCAGGTAATTCAGGAACTGATAGGCTTCGTCTTTATTTTTGGCATCCGCAGGCATGGCGAAGACATCAAAGAACGCCATCGCCCCTTCTTTCGGAATCGAGAACGAGACATTTACGCCATTCTTCGCTTCCTTCGCGCGGTTTGACGCCTGCCAGACATCACCTGCCCAGCCGATAGCGACGCAAATATCGCCGTTTGCCAGGTCGTTAATGTATTGAGATGAATGGAAATAACGAATGTTCGGGCGCAGCTTTAACAGCAGATCGGTTGCCGGTCCGGTGTAATCATCTGCTTTAGTGCTGTTGGGATCTTTACCGAGATAATTCAGCACGGTAGCAAACACTTCTTCCGGTGCATCAAGGAAAGAGACGCCGCAGCTTTTCAGTTTTTCCAGATTTTCAGGTTTGAGGATCAAGTCCCAGCTATCGACGGGCGCGTTTTCGCCCAGTACCGCTTTGACTTTATCGACGTTATAGCCAATCCCGGTTGTCGCCCACATATAGGGCATAGCAAATTTATTATCCGGGTCGTGTTTGGCAACCAACTTCAGCAGTTCCGGGTCGAGATTCTTCCACTCCGGCAATTTGCTTTTATCCAGCGGCTGGAAAACTCCCGCAGTCAACTGGCGTTCAAGAAAGCTTGCTGACGGCACCACCAGGTCAAAGCCGGTGCTACCCGCCATTAATTTGCCTTCCAGTACTTCGTTAGAGTCGAAAACATCGTAGACGACTTTAATACCGGTTTCTTTTTCAAAATTGGCCACCGTGTCCGGGGCGATATAATCAGACCAGTTATAAATGTGGAGTGTTTTTTGTTCAGCCGCGAGCGTGCCGACAGAGACGGCCATCAGAGCACCCGCAACCAGACCCGATAGCCATTTTTTATTTAAGGCGGTCATATCTCTTTCCTTCTGAAAGTTCGTTAACAAACGAACAAAAGTTGTCACACTGAAAGATATGCAATAAACGTGCATATTTTTTTATCGGCGCGGTGTAAGAAAAGAGAACTCTCTCCCGGCCAGCACTGCTCGCTATATAAAAGCATCGCAAGAATAACTTTAGCCAGGGTTTGAGACTATAGCTCGGATTAAAAAACGGTATTTAACAAATTTTTATGCGTATTTGCTCTATGTGATAAAGCCAAATCGACACAAGATAAGTGAAATAATCTTTAAGAAAAGGTTAAAAACAGCAGATAATTTTGCAGCGCGCAGTCACTGCGGCAGCGACTGCGTGCTCGAAAGGAATTATCAGTGGAGAAAATAGTTTTCGGTAACGTTGTTTTGCCCTTCATCGTCAGTCGGTAACAGCAGTTGATGGGCATTAGCTTCAAGAATGACCATCGAAATCTGCTCTTCGCTCTGACGCACGAACCATGCAAACTGCTCATAGGTTACGCCCTGCATAACGGATAAAGACTGGCAAACCACCAGCTTTGGCAGATTATCATCCTGCATATCAAGAAATGCTTTCACGGTCAGCGAACTGGCATTGATGGCAGATAAATCCGCCGCCAGCGGCAATACGGCTGAAGGTCGGACTTCCGCCATGGCAGAAAACAGGATCGTGTTATCGATCAGATCGATTTTGGCATCAAAGACACCGTCGAAATTCTGCATATGGGGCAGATGCAGAGCCTGACAGTTATCACATTCAAAAAAACTCATCCCCAGGTCATCGAGCCATTGACGCAGCGTATCCAGACCAGGAACGACCAGCGATGTCATAATTTTGTACAACCTCTTTCGATAAAAAGACCGGCACAGCTTACGCAAAAAGCGCAGGCAAAACCATGATCAGTAATGTGATTGCGACTAACCACCCGTTTTCAGGCAATATTCTGTCGTAGCGTGGCGTTCGATCCAGCGGATCATTTTACCCGCGATGTCGATACCGGTGGTTTTTTCTATTCCTTCCAGCCCCGGCGACGCATTCACCTCCATCACCAACGGCCCGCGATTAGCACGCAGAATATCCACACCAGCAACGTCCAGCGCCATCGTTCGCGCGGCTTTTATCGCGATTTCACGCTCCTGTGGTGTGATACTGGCGACGCTTGCCGCGCCGCCACGATGCAAATTGGAACGAAAATCGCCCTCTTTCGCCCGCCGTTCAATCGCAGCGACCACTTCATCGCCAACAACCAGACAGCGGATATCGCACCCTTGCGCCTCTTTGATATATTCCTGCACCAGAATATGCGCGTTCAGACCGCGGAAAGCGTCAATCACGCTTTCGGCCGCCTGACGCGTCTCCGCCAGCACGACGCCAATTCCCTGCGTGCCTTCAACCAACTTGACCACCAGCGGCGCACCACCGACCATGTCGATTAAATCGCTGGTATCATCCGGCGAATGCGCAATGCCCGTGACAGGCAGGTCGATGCCCTGACGCGCCAGCAGTTGCATGGAACGCAATTTGTCACGCGCCCGGGCAATGGCGACCGACTCATTGAGCGGATAGCTCCCCAGCATCTCGAACTGGCGCAGTGCCGCCGTCCCATAAAAGGTAATGGCGGTGCCAATACGCGGGATCACTGCGTCAAAATGGGGTAACTTGCGGCCTTTGTAGTGAATAGAAGACGCCGCAGGATTTATGTTCATGTAGCAAGAAAGCGGATCAAGAATTTCAACCAGGTGACCGCGCTGTATAGCGGCTTCACGCAGCCGCTTACACGAATAGAGCGTTCCATCCCGGGACAATATGGCAATTTTCACCCTGCACCTCTCTGTCAGACCTGGTCAAAAGCCCGCGTATCATACATCGACGTGGCGGTTTTAGCGCGTCGCCCAACCCTGTTTGTGCAAATAATCCAGAATAAATGGGCGGCTTTCTTTAATGATTGTTCGGCGGATATGATCGCTCCAGGTATCCCGGCGATTATTGCTGCCACGGGTGAGGTAATATTCCGCCAGTTGCTCGTCATACTGCGCCAGTGCGCCTTTATCCAGCGGTTGATAGCTGTTTTCATGCACCAAAATGGAGGCCGGTAAACGCGGCTTAAGATCCGGATTATCCGCAGGCCAGCCAAGGCACAGCCCAAACAGCGGCAGAACATGCTGCGGTAATTTAAGCAGTTTCGTCACCGCTTCAATATTATTGCGCAGGCCGCCGATATATACCCCGCCCAATCCCAGCGATTCCGCTGCGATTAATGCATTCTGCGCCATCATTGCCGTATCAACGACACCGAGCAACAGTTGTTCCGCCAGGCCGAGCTGAGCATCCGGACAGATCTGTAAATGGCGGTTAAAGTCGGCACAGAACACCCAGAACTCCGCCGCTTGCGCTACGTGTTTTTGCCCGCCGGTCAGCGTCACCAGTTCTTCACGTAACGCTTTGTCGGTAATGCGAATAATGCTACTGCACTGCAAAAAACTGGAACTGGACGTCGCACGGGCGCTGTTAATAATCGCCTCACACTGCGCGTCGGAAATGGGTTCATCAGTGAAATGGCGAATGGAGCGATGGCCACAAATAAGTTCAATGGTTGGCGTCATTATCTTTTTCTCTTTCTGAACGTGAATATTGCGGTGGACGGTTCATCAGCTGTGGGGCAAGACGTTTTGCCACCTGAAGAATAACCACCACCGCAGCGGGAAGCATGAGCAAAACACCGAGAAAAATCATCAGAATCTGCACTTCTGGCCGAGAAAATGGCTCAGGCAGCGACAGGGAGTCGCTTACCGACAGCAGCGCCACCGCCAGTAGCATCATTCCGATAAATTCCAGTATCAACACGCCTTTAGGCAATTTACCGATCGCGCGCATACGCTTCCCTCTGCAAAGTGAGCCTTCAGTCTAAAACTTTTCACTGTATTGTGTTTAACAGTTATAGCTTTTAGCAATTAATGCAACAGGTTAAACCTACTTTCAGCGAATACATTTTAGCGTGATCATTACAGGCATAAATCTATGAGGAGAGAAATAATGCAAACCGTTATTTTTGGTCGTTCGGGTTGCCCTTACTGTGTGCGTGCAAAAGATCTGGCTGAGAAATTGAGCAATGAACGCGATGATTTTCAGTATCAGTATGTAGATATTCGTGCGGAAGGGATCACTAAAGAAGATCTACAACAAAAGGCAGGTAAACCCGTAGAAACCGTGCCGCAGATTTTTGTCGATCAGCAACATATCGGCGGCTATACCGATTTTGCTGCATGGGTGAAAGAAAATCTGGACGCCTGATCGTCTGACAAGCCCTCGCGTTGAGGGCTTTACTGATTTTTTCTGTGCTGTGGTTTAAACAAACTACTGATAAATAAGAAACACAGTGCCCCCAGCGCACACCAGAACACCGCGCTTAGTAACCATGCCAGCTCTTGCCAGAATGAGCGCGTCGGTGAAAAAAACAGCCGCATAATGAGCATCGAACAGGGTGCCGCCAGCATTGCGCCAAACAGAGGTTTCAGGACTTCTCTACGCTGTGAAAAGAAGCTGGCCACTGCTCCAGGAAGAATGAAAAATAGCAAGCCGATTTCAGGATGCCCGGCAGCCCGAAAAGCGCCTTTCATGTGCGTCGCCAGAAAAAGGCACACCACAATGAAGAGGACAAAACAGCAGATTGCCCCCGCCCAACGTTGTTTATGTTTCACTCGTTCCTCCTGACACTGCGTCTATCGAACACATTTTTCGCCAGTGTGGCGTTCAGTAAGATAAAGCCGCTTCGCATTCCATGCTAATATAGGCCAACGCAATTCATATAGCCGTTGATACCTAATGTGATTACACTAGTAAAATATATTGTTACTTTACTATCGTTTAGGTGCGCTGAATGAATCTGCGCCCTGAATTCTGGTAAAAAACATTATCGTAAATTACCATTTCTTTCAACAGCTTACTAGTAAACAAGAAGTTAGCCTCCGTGAATATAAACGTCGCCGAATTGTTAAATGGGAATTACATTCTGTTATTATTTGTGGTCCTCGCGCTTGGGCTATGTCTCGGGAAATTACGACTTGGTTCGATCCAACTGGGTAATTCCATTGGCGTTTTAGTCGTATCGCTGTTATTAGGCCAACAACATTTCAGCATTAACACCGACGCGCTTAATCTTGGCTTTATGCTGTTTATTTTCTGCGTCGGGGTCGAAGCCGGACCGAACTTTTTTTCCATTTTTTTTCGCGATGGGAAAAATTACCTAATGTTAGCACTGGTGATGGTTGGCAGTGCGCTGGTGATCGCCTTAGGGTTAGGTAAGCTGTTTGGCTGGGATATTGGCCTGACGGCCGGTATGTTAGCAGGCTCTATGACGTCGACACCGGTTCTGGTCGGTGCTGGCGATACACTGCGTCATTCCGGCATGGAAAGCAGGCAGCTCTCACTGGCACTGGATAATCTGAGCCTCGGGTATGCCTTAACCTATTTAATCGGTCTGGTGAGTTTGATTGTTGGTGCGCGTTACTTGCCGAAATTGCAGCATCAGGACTTACAGACCAGCGCCCAGCAAATCGCCCGCGAACGTGGCCTGGACACTGATGCCAACCGTAAGGTTTATTTACCGGTGATCCGCGCCTATCGCGTCGGCCCGGAGCTGGTGGCCTGGACCGACGGCAAAAATCTGCGTGAACTGGGTATTTATCGACAAACCGGCTGCTACATTGAACGTATTCGACGTAACGGGATTCTGGCAAATCCAGACGGTGATGCCGTGCTACAAATGGGCGATGAAATAGCGTTGGTAGGCTATCCCGACGCCCATGCCCGACTCGATCCCAGCTTCCGTAACGGTAAAGAAGTTTTCGATCGTGACCTTCTCGACATGCGTATCGTCACTGAAGAAGTGGTCGTTAAAAACCATAACGCTGTAGGTAAACGTCTCGCACAACTGAAGTTGACCGATCACGGTTGCTTCCTTAACCGCGTCATTCGTAGCCAGATTGAGATGCCGATAGATGACAACGTCGTGCTTAACAAAGGTGACGTTTTACAAGTCAGCGGTGATGCCCGTCGCGTAAAAACCATCGCCGATCGCATCGGCTTTATCTCGATTCACAGCCAGGTCACTGACCTGCTGGCATTTTGCGCCTTCTTTGTTATTGGGCTGATGATCGGGATGATCACCTTCCAGTTCAGCACATTCAGTTTCGGCATGGGGAACGCTGCCGGGTTGTTATTCGCCGGAATTATGCTGGGCTTTATGCGTGCTAACCACCCGACCTTCGGTTACATTCCGCAAGGTGCATTAAGCATGGTGAAAGAGTTCGGCTTGATGGTGTTTATGGCAGGCGTTGGTCTGAGCGCCGGTAGCGGTATTAATAACGGCCTGGGCGCGATTGGCGGTCAGATGTTGATTGCCGGATTAATTGTCAGTCTTGTGCCCGTGGTTATCTGTTTCTTGTTCGGTGCTTATGTATTGCGAATGAACCGCGCACTGTTGTTCGGCGCAATGATGGGCGCACGCACCTGCGCGCCGGCAATGGAGATCATCAGTGATACAGCTCGCAGTAACATCCCTGCGCTGGGCTACGCGGGCACCTACGCAATCGCCAACGTCCTGCTGACGCTGGCAGGGACAATCATCGTCATGGTATGGCCAGGATTAGGATAAAACTGAAGTTGCCCTGAAAATGAAATTTTTTTGCACAACCGCAGAACTTTTCCGCAGGGCATCAGTCTTAATTAGTGCCACTGCTTTTCTTTGATGTCCCCATTTTGTGGAGCCCATCAACCCCGCCATTTCGGTTCAAGGTTGATGGGTTTTTTGTTGTCTGAAATTTATGCCTTTTAAAATCATGATGTTAGAAGCACTGCTTTTTAACGATGGCGACAAAATGGCGGCAGCGTCAAAGAGAGAGCGCCACCTGTCCTGATTTCATTGGATGCGGCTGAACCGGATTTGACTCTTTTGGCGTTGCAATCGAACGAACAAAAGTTTCATGGGTAACAAAAGTATGGCTGCAGTTAATGTTCTGGCACTGGTTGTAACGCTCTTTGGTCAATGAAGATACCTGAAAACTGCTGCGAGTATGGGCGGCACTTCCACACAGTGGGCAAATCATCATTTTTCGAGTTCTCCCCATTTTTGCTAAATTCACAATAATGATACCTTATTATTCCATTTTGCAAACTTAAAAGTTCTCCATTGCGAAGAATCATTCCATTTCGAAATCATCAATCTTCACTTCGAGTTCAATACTGGTTGTAAAACCGTTATCCGGGCTGACAGTATGTGTCAGAGTCGTAATGGTCCATTCCGCATCATCTATCGGCTGTTTAAAGCCACTGACTTTCACTGGCATTTCCGTGTAGAGATCTGCCCGCCCTTCCGCCAGTTGTAGCGAGAATGACGCAACGCCGCGTTGCAGGCGTTCCCACTGCATTTTTGCCGCTCGTTCGGCGTTGCTCCGGTTGGCATAAGTGCGATTAAGTACCAGCACGTTTTCATCCGTCCCCACCAGGTAATCGCCCTGCTTCGCTTCCGGCTCTTTCTTCTGCTTCTTAGTCCTGCGCTTACGCTTCACCGTAGTGCTTTCTTTCTTCGCGGGTTCGCGGGTATGCAACCAGCTGGCAATGACGCCCGTGTAAGCTCCGCGATCTGCCAGGGTAAAGCGGTGACTGTCGCCGTCCTTACGTGTGATAGTGATCACCGGCAGTGGTTTACCGCTGGCGCTTTTACCCTGTCCCTGCCGGATGAATAACAGATTGCCATTTTTCACCGACGCGATGGCACCGTACTGGCGCGCCAGCCGCATCAGAAAACTGCCGTCACTTTCATTAGTCTGGTCTATATGATCCACGGGTTTATCAGACAGGTCTTTACCCAGTGCCATCTTCAGCTTGTGACGCGCGGCTATTTCCTTCACCACTTCCCCGACAGTGGTCTTGTGCCACGATTTTTCACGGCGGGTATTCAGCGTTTCCCTAAAATCAGCACTTCGCGCCCGGATAGTCAGGCGATCCGGTGCGCCAGTGTGTTCAATCTCGTCCACCGTGAATGCCCCTTTCGGGAAAAGCGGCTGCCCTTTCCAGCCCAGCGCCAGCGTAATAACCGCACCACGACGCGGCAGCACGATTTTTCCGTCGGCGTCGTCCAGTTCCAGATCAAGCTGGTCTGCTTCAAAGCCCCGGTTATCCGTCAGCGTCAGCCCCATCAGGCAGTTGTCCAGCACAGTGGTGATATCCCTGCCTTCAATACTGATGCTGAATGCCGGAGTTTTGTTGCCTTTGTTAAGCAGTTCAGAGCTGAAATTCACGACAGCAGCCCTCCCACCGTTTTACTGATATCGCTTAATGCAGATGTTGCCGTGTCCTGCAGATTATTCAGCTGCGCACTGAGATCACCGAACATATCGGACAGGGATTCATCCACCCGTTTGAGCGACAGGGTGAACTCAATCCGGCGCGGCATACCGTCGCGGAAAAACTCCGTTTTAGTCTGATTCAGTCCCTCAATCACATACATGCCGTAAATCGTGCCGCTGCCTTCAATCAGAGGCCATGCTTTCCCCTGTTCTGCCATCTGCTCCAGTGCCAGCAACGACAGCCTGCCACCTGTTATCTCCGGCATAAGAACACCGGAAAGCGTCAGCATGTCGTTGTCCGGTCCCAGAAACTGCGTGGACGGACGTCGGTTTACCCGGCTGTTTGCCGCATGTCGCCAGCTGCGTTGATACTGCAGTTCCTGATACGGAACGGTGCGCAGCATAAACACGTACAATCCCAGCACCATCATCATGCGTCGTATCCCCCCTGATCGCTGTAGTTACTCCTGGCTTTTGCCTTCAGCCTGCGTTCACGTTCATCAAGCTGGCGTGCCACCTCCCGCGCAATATCCTGAGCACTTTGTCCTGGCTGCGTCTGGATGATGATCTGCGTCGGTGCCTCAATCCGTTGAACTGGCGGCACAGTGGCTGCGCGACTCATCATCGCTTCACCACCTTTCGCGGGAAGCGCCAAAGGATGCAACGGTGGAAGCTCTGCAGGCGCGGCAGCAACGCCCATCATTCCGGCAACAATGGCAGCCAGTGCAGCTGTATTTCTCCGGCTGGTCACATTTGCCGGGCCGTTAACAATTTCCGGCCCGTTTTCACCGACGATGCCAAACTGCCCGCGCGGGATATAGCCGCCGCTGTCATACATCCCCGCAAAGCCATATCCCCATGATGGAAAACCACCCGATGGCATCATCACTTTACCGTCTGCATTCACCGTCGCAGGTTGCTGACGCGTCACGCTTTCCGGCAGTTTCGCCTTTGCAGCTTCTTTACTGACAATGCCGAGTTTATCCAGCAACCAGGAAACACCGGATTTCAGGGAGTCCAGCGGATGCATGACCATATTCAGCCCCTCCGCCAGAGCCTCCCCGAATCGTCGCCCCATTGCCGCTGCGCTCTGCAGTTCAGCAGAGGTCGACTTAACAGGCGTCAGCAGATCAGTAAACCAACCCCACAACGCCTGCACTTTGTCGCCAATCCACTGAAACACAGGCTTAAGTGGTTCGAATGCAGCACTGATGGGACCTGCCGACGCTTTGAATCCTTCCACCACGCCACCGAGAAATGCGGTGATGGGTTGCCAGTATTTCCAGACAACCAGCGCCACACCCGTCAGTGCAGTAACCACAAGACCTATCGGACTGAGCAGAGCACCTAACAGACCAGATACGGCATACAGCGCAACGCGCAGCATCGCCAGTGGACCAGATGCCAGTACTCGCAGCACCGTGCCTGCGGCGACCAGTCCACCGCGCAGTACCGCCAGAGGATTCATAAACATCACAGCAACAGCACGTAAACCGGATAATCCAGACCGCAAAAGTGCAACCGGCGCACCTGCTACAGTTTTCAGGACATTTCCCGTCAGTGATGCCGTGCGGCGCAAAGACGACAACGGCGCAGTAAGTAAACCTGCGGCGTTGCCCGATGAAGCAAGCCCGCGTCGCAGCAGTGCCAGTGGTGCGCCAGCCAGGACAACGCGCTGCTGGTTCGAGTTACTGCTGCCGTAACGGAAGGTAACGTTTTGATACCCAGCACAGAGAATCCCAGACGGATCACTGCCAGCGGCCCCAGCACTGCAGCCAGCGCCACCGCTAAGGTGCCGAGGCCTACGGTAACCGCAGCCACCACAGCGGCTACTTTCATCAGTGTGCCTGTCAGTTCCGGGTTAGCTTCCACCCAGCGGCGCAACGCCCCCGTGATGCTTTTCACCGTGTACAGAATATCCATCAGCGGCTGGCGCAGCGTTTCGCCCAGGCTGCTGAAGGTATTCTGCGCTCCGGTTTTAACCAGCAACCACTGAGCAGAAAGTGAGTCCTTGTTGATGTCGGATTCTTTCTGCATGGAACCGAGCGCATCATTGCCCGCTGTCAGTTTTAGCTGGCGCTGTAGTTCCGGCAGGTTGTTTGCCAGTTTCGCCGCGTCATCGCCAAACTCTTTACCAAACAACATGGTCATGGCAGACAGACGCTTGTCCTGCGGCAGTGCGTTCACCTTCTCCAGCACACGCTGGATAGTTCCCATCGCATCCTTCGTCATCTGCTTTTCAATCACTTCAGGATTGAGTTTCAGCAGATTCATCCCTTCAAAGAAACTCTTGCTTTGCATGGTGGCAATGGACAATTCACGCACCATCGCGTTTGCTGCACTGGCTGCAACCTCCGGCGCAGCGCCCAGTGTCAGAAAGGTGGAACCCAGTGCCGCCGCTTTACGATAATCCAGACGGTCAGCCACACCGCCCAGACGTTGCATCACATCAATGATGTCCGCCCCTTTCGACATGGCGTTATCATCCAGATAGTTCAGCGCATCGCCGAGCTGTTCAATATTGCGGGTAGGTATTTTGTAGAGCTGGGCGATTTTCCCCAGACTTTCTGACAGTTCATCCGCTGGCAGCTCAAAGGCTGTTGCCGCCTTTGCTGCCGTACTGGCGAAGGCCAGCAGGTCACGTTTCTGGTCTTCCCAGCTGTCGTCAGGGTTTGCGACGTTCATGCGCGCACCACCTTCAACCAGTGCAGCGAAGTCCACCGCACCGTTTTCCATCGGCAACTGTTCGCTGGCAGCCTTGATGGCATCCTGCATTTCATAAAAACGTGCAGTACGGTTTCCATTATCGTCACGCAGACCATTGACCTGCTTTGCCACACCTTTCATGGCATCTTCCATGCTGGTATAGCTTTTTACTGCCGCCATCACTGGCGTCCCCATTGCCAGCCCTGCAGCCGTGGTAGTGGCTCCGGCTCCTGCAATACGATCGCGCACCTCCAGCGAACGGGCATAACTGGCACGCGCCGCATTCATCCTGCGCTGAGCTTCACCCAGTCGCTTCAGCCGCGCCTCCTGTTTCGACAATTCCTGGTTATAACGTGATGTTTCACGGGCTAAACGGGCAGTTGCTCCCGCATCATCTTTCGCAGAAATTCCCGCCCGGTACAGTTCTGCACGCACAAGCGCCGTTTGCTTCTGCAAATATTTTTGCTGTTCTTCCAGGCGTTGGACTGCCAGCGTTTGCCGACCTAAAGCCACAAGGTGCCGTTGTGATGGTTGTTCCATCGCCTCCAGCTCAGAGCTAAGCAAATTAGCCTTCTGTCTGGCATAGTTCAGCCTGTCGCCTAACTTCTTGTTATCAGCCTGCAGCTTGCGAAATTTTTCCAGGCTATTACCCGCCTGATTGAGTTGCTTTAATGCGTCACGGGAGTTTCTGATTGCGCCAGCCAGCTCTTTCGAACTGGCCTGTGCAACACGGAATGGGCGGGTGAGTTTGTCAACCGCATTAAGAATGACCTGCAGCCGCAGGTTGTTATCACTCATCGTTGGCCCCGCTTCTCTGAATCGCTTTATACCGCCATTCCAGCACTTCGGTCAGCGGCATAACGTCAGTAACGGATGGCGGCCAGTGAAAAATGGTGGCGATGTCTGCCACCAGATCGTCAACCGTCAGGCTGTCGGTAAACCGGCAAGCACCGACTTCTTCAACAAAAAAGTGACAACCTCAACCGACATAGCGGTGAGATCTGCCGGGTCCATCTCTGCGATTTCCTGTGCAGTCAGTACCGGACTGGAAATGCGGGGGATCACGGTCATCATCGCGTTCACATCCATATCCATAATGGCCTGCAGGCGCGTGCCGCGCAGCGCACCGGACTGCGGCTTACGCAGCACAATTTCGGTGATTTCCGTTTTACCGCGCTTGATAGGGGTATCCAGTTGAATGGTCTTTTCAGTCTGCTTATCGCTCATTTTGTTGTCCTGTAAATTGGGTTCTGGCGCGGTATCCCGCGCCGTTCAGATACATCAGAGGCCGAGGGCGTTGCGGTGCGCTTCCATCAGGTCCACACCGTCCACAATTTCCACCATGTTGATAAGGTCCACTTCATAGAGCACCTCACCATTGATGGTCAGCTTCGCGTAGCTGTTGGTACTGGTCACTTTGGTGGTGTTGCTTTCGCCCGTCTTCCACTCGCCGGAATCCACTTCTTTGTGACGTCCACGCACCACAAGCTCCACGGCCTGCACTTCCCCGGTATCGTCACGCTGGATAGAGCCGGTAAAGCGCAACTGGATGCCATCCACCGTGGATTTGCCCATCTGCTTAAACAGCAGCAGTTCGGTACCACCAATAGAAAATTCTGTATCCAGTGCACTGTCATCCAGTCCCAGATCCACATCCACCGCCCCCGGCATACCGCCGCCGCGATACTTCTCATATTTGCGGGTGAATTTCGGCAGCGTCAGCGACTCAACGATTCCCTGCCAGTTGTTCCCGTCGTTAAACAGGTTCAGATGTTTTAATTTGCGTGGTAAAGCCATGTTGTCCCCTTACGCGCTGACCTGGCTGGCGAAATTCACCAGGTACTGATCGGTGATGCGCTGGCGCAGCATCAGATTTTCAAGTGGCGGCACTGGCGTGTAGTCGTAGTCGATGGTGAGTTTTCCGGCTTTAAGCGTGTCTTTGTCGTTCACCGACTCGTCCAGCCAGCAATCACCACCAATGAGATAGCCCTGACTGACCAGGCTGCGCATTTTGGCGCGGATACCTTCGATAATGTCGCGGGCCAGCGACGGGTTCAGCGGTTTGTCCACCGCCCACATGTGTGCTTCTGCCATCGTGTCCGTCAGCACCTGCGCCGTGCGGGTGTAGTTTTCGAAAGCAAAAAGCGGATCATCGCTCAGACAGCGGGAACCCCAGAAGCGGAAACCATCCTTGCGCACAAGCGTGGTGACGTCGTTCTGGTTCAGCAGACCTGCATCGGTTGCCGGGTCCTGCAGATCCCAGAACACATCAGCAGAAATTCCGGTGACACCGTTCACGCCCACGTTGGACAGGCTTTTGTGCCATCCGGTCTGCTCATCAATTTTGGCGCGCAGACCGAGCGCACGGGCGGTGGCATAAGCCGTTGCTTCGGCATTCAGCACCGTGTCCCAGCCAGTAAAGTCGGGCCAGATCAGCATTCCTTCACGCTGACTGAAGTTTTCACGGTAAGTGATTGCTTCCTGCACCGTCTTGCAACCATACGCTGACAGGTAAGCAAACCCACGCAGGCTTTGCGCCACGCTCAGCAACTCAGTAGCTACCGCCTTCGTGTCGTGACCTGGCACGCCGAGAATGCGCGGTTTAACGCCGAGCTGTGACTGGGCAGATAACAGGGCTTTCATGCCTGTTTTTTTACCTTCAGCAGTCACTGCGCCGATGATATTGGTCGTGGTTTCTTCTTCCGTTTCACCCTGCGGCACACGCACAACAACGGTCACGGGTTTTGCCTGGTCAGCGATGGCGTCCAGCGAACGGGCCAGCGTACCGGACTCACCCGCTTTACCGCTGGCAGTCAGCACATCAGTGATCAGCACGGGTTTATTAAGAGGAAACATTTTTGCATCGGCATCATCGCCCGTGCAGACCATACCCACGATGGCGGTGCTCACCGTGGTAATGGATCGGGTGCCTTCGTTGACTTCAACAACGCGCACCCCGTGGTGGTAATCCTGAGCCATAGTGGCGAACCTCCTGATTGGATTAGGCTTCGCCCTATGTTGAAGTGATTGTGCCTGACAAACAGCTAAGCGCAGTTGTACCGTTATTCACACAAAATGACGGTATTTGTCTGCTGCAGGGATAATCAAAATAATGCTGATTCAGGGAGATTCATTGCTCTTATTTGCCGGAAATTTTCTATAAATGGTAGAAACGCCTACATCAAAAATCAGTGCAATACGCTGTCTTGATTCTCCGGCCTCGAGTAAACGCCCAATCTGTGCCCACTGTTCGGTGGTCAACTTAGGACGGCGTCCACCTACTCTGCCTTTGGCACGAGCTGCAGCCAGCCCTGCCCTGGTACGTTCAACTATCAGTTCGCGTTCCATTTCAGCCAGGGCACCCATGACATGAAAAAAGAAACGGCCCATTGGGGGGCTGGTATCAATACTGTCAGTCAGGCTTCGGAAATTCACGCCTCGCTGACGCAACTCTTCTATCAGCGTAACAAGATGCCGCATACTGCGCCCCAACCTGTCCAACTTCCAGACAACCAGCGTGTCTCCTGCCGATAGTGTCCTGAGCAGTTTTTTCAACCCTGGTCTGTCGGACTTAGTGCCACTGATTTTATCCTCAAAAATCCGCTCACATCCCGCGCAGTTCAGTGCATTACGTTGCAAATCGGTGTTCTGGTCATTTGTTGACACGCGCACATAGCCAATAAGCATGATCATCCCCCTGAATAAAAACCGGGGATGATGCCAGTTAGCCATTATCTCTGCATTTTCATAAACGTTGGTTTGGGAGAAGGTGCTAACTGGGTTATGTTACCTGGAGGAATGATAATTCAGCGTGTTTATCTTGGATTTCCTGTCGGCACCAATGTAAGACACATAACTTTCCCCCGGTCGTTTACAACAACGAACTATTCAATCTCAATTAACTGGAATGATATCGGTACTGCAACAACTGAAACACAATCTCCAGCAAATGTGGCGGTTGTTCATCAAACAAAATCATTAACAGGGGCCAGCATCTGGCAGGCAGGTCCCGGGGGATTTAATGTGGACATTATAGCGGTGGGGTATTGATATGTACGTATGGAGCGCTAAAGCAAATGGCTTTTTCCCCATAGCGGAGAAAGAAAAATTTGAGGCATCAGGTATGTGGCCTGATGATGGTGTAATAGTCAGTGAAGAAGAACATAAAAAGTTATTTATGGATATTCCACCAGGAAAACAGATTGGAACACAGAATGGAAAACCAGCACTGATAGATATTCCTCAGCCGACCAAAAAGGAATTAATCGCTATTGCTGAAGTTAAAAAATCCCAATTACGGGAAAAAGCTGACAGTGAAATATCCTGGCGTCAGGATGCTGTTGATGCTGATATCGCAACTGATGAAGAAACTTCAACTCTCACCGAATGGAAGAAATACCGTGTGCTGCTGATGCGTGTTGATACTTCAACAGCACCCGATATTGAATGGCCTACGCCTCCGGCAGTTCAGGCCAGATGACATCCGGCGCGGTGCTGGTATCTGTTACCGTCACCGCGTCAATGTAATCCAGCACGGCGTTAAGTCGGGTTGTTTCTGCCTGCGTCAGCTTCCGCCCGGCCTGTAATTTCAGTTGAATCAGACTGATGGAAGCCATTGCAGTATCCATCAGCGACTGGCGCTGTGCTTCTGCTGCATCTACTGCGGCGCTATGCTGTGCCTCGGTATCCGTCACCCATTTCTCACCATTCCATTTATCGTATGGCGTTAACGGGGCGATAGTGGTTGTATTATCAGGGTAATCCCCCGGAGCTGTGATTTCTTTTGATTCTCCCGTTTCGGTGTTATAGACAACTTCACCGCGATGGTCTGGCACATATTCCCATGAGTTAAAATCTGCCGAACGGCAGATTGCATAACCAGCCTTATGTGTGCCAGGAGCATCTAAACAGGAATATGCGGGGATACCGACACCCACAGCAAGATATTCAATTGATGCAGAAATATACTCCCGTGTCTCACTGTCATAGTTATAAACGGTAATCTCTCCTGCCTTTGTGGCAATAAATTTATTATTTAAGATGGCGTTATACATCATGCAGCCCTCACAATGTAATTAAATGAAATATTACGTGGGCGTGTCTCTGCTGCACCGACAATACTGGTACTCAACCCCGTTGCCGTTCGTTTGTTATTTTTATTTCCTTCAATCAAACAGTTGTAATCATCATTACCAATTAACGAATTGGTGGCATCAATACTGTCCGGGGACAAGGCATTAGTTGTGGAACTTAAAGTCAGCATCTCGTCTGAACTTGGAAGATTTTTTAATGGTGTTTCATTGCGTGAAATACCCGCGTAAAAAAAGGACTCATGCCTGTGAGCTTCAAAAGAGTCATCCTGAAGACTTAGCAAGGCTCGCCCCGCATCCACTCCACGTCCATCATCCCAGCCACGAATAAATTCACCGCGTAAATCAGGCAATTTATTGGTCGGGTAAGCCTTTGCCAGTTCCGGGTATTCTTCAGCAGAAAAAGCCGCACCATTGCATTTCAGCCAGCCTGTTGGCGGAGTGGCTGAAGGCCACGGAACAGGCACCCCAACCGGTAATGCAGAGCCTTCTCCCAAACCAACGTTTATGAAAATGCAGAGATAATGGCTAACTGGCATCATCCCCGGTTTTTATTCAGGGGG